ACACATATAAAACAGTATTCATTCATATTCCAAAATGTGCGGGTACAACAATTGAAAAAATGTTGGGTACATGCACTCCACAAGAATATTATGATTTTAAATCAAGATTGAAAACGGGGCAACTCAAAACTCCACAACATTTTACATATTGTGAATTGAAAAGTGAGTTGGCTATAAATTGGGAAAATTTTTACACATTCTCCGTTGTAAGAAATCCATATTCAAGATTTGTGTCGGAATATAAATACAGAAAAAATTTGTTTTTAAAAACAAAAAAACCGGAACATGATCCCGGTACATTTGAATCTTTTATTGAAAAATTAAACACAGATGTAACCAAAAGAATTAAAATGTTTGATGGGCACTTAGAAACGCAATCTATATTTTTAAAAAATGAATCTGGTGCAATTGCGTCGAATATTGAAATCTTCAAGTTTGAAAATATGACTCCTTGTTGGGAAATGCTCACAAGTAAAACATCGGTTGAGTATAAAAATTATTTATGGTCAAACAAAAGTTCGGATGCTACTCCATATCAAGATTTTTTCACACCAGAAACAAAAAATACAATATATAACTTTTATAAAGAAGACTTTGATAATTTTGGCTATAGCTCGGAATTATAGAGCATATGATAGATTCAAATCAAAAAACGGTTATAATAAACAACATAAAGTTGCGAGGGTGTTCTACAAGCACCTACAATTTGAGTTTATTAGAAAATTTAAAAAATACTGTCAGAGTAAATAAATCTTGTTTATACAAAAATATAGAATGTGATAAAGATCTTATCGTTGAGCATTTGAACAAGAGATATGAACTCGCAGAATCAATAACCGACGAAATTTATGGAAAAAAAAATCTTTTATACTTTTCGGCATTTTTGAACGACGACTATATCGACATATTAAACATGTGTTTGAATAGCATAGTATCAAACACGCAATTGATTGACTTTGATTTATTGTTAATAACGGACTCCGAGACAAAAGAAAAAATATCTTCTTTGTCGGTTCTTTCATTTTTCAATGTAAATTATATGATTTTACCACCTGTCGAGGATGGTCCGGATGCGTCGATGAAAAAATTAAATATTTTTGATTACGAAAATATAAATCAGTATAGAAAAATTTTGTTTTTGGACATTGATTCTTTATGTGTTATGGACTTGAACAAAATATTCAATCAGCAATTTGCATCAAACACTCTTTATGTGTCACGTTCCGAATTTACAAGAATGCAAACTCTTACACTTATTCCTTTTGGAATAATGCATATTTCGGATAAAGATGCGAATTTTTTTTACAGCAATCGCTCCAAAATTATGCCGTTTAATGCTGGTCAGTTTTTTATGATAAATTCGTTAAAAATGCGTATGCATTTTGACAACGTTAGATGGCTTGCAAGTGCTTGGCCAGGTCCATATTTTTACGAACAATCGTTTATGAATTATTATTTTGTATTTCGCGATCTTGTAAAGCTTCTTTCAAGTGACGGTGTCAACAAATTAATATGTGTCGTAGGAATTTATTGGAAGGGAGAACGTAGAAATTTTAATTTTTTCGATTTCTTCGGAGACCCAGACGGCACAGCGGGAACAAGTGGATCGTCTGGCACGGGTGAGACTGACGAAACAAGTGACTCTTCTGGTGCGGCAAGATTTTACAATCATAAATTAACTTCCGAATTGAAACAAAAAAGATTGATAGTTTCTGGAGCTTCTAAGAGTAATTTTACTAAACCTCCTCCATCAGATTTTTGGAATAATGTTAATATTTCTACGGAATATAAATTTCATGATGAAAATTCCGTTGTTATCCACTTTGCTGGATTTGGTCCGGGTCCAGTCGCCAAGAAAAAATACATGATCGAATATATAAATAAACACAATTTAAGTGTGTGATAGTTATTATAACAACATTTTACAATTTTTAATCCATATATATGAATGAAACAATTCAACAATAAATGTTATAAAACTATATGGAACTAAATCAACCAGCTCAAGCACCTCAATCAAATTTTGGAATGCCATCGCAGCCCAACACAGGAATGCAATTTCCTCAAAGCGCCGCCAATCAAAATATTCCAAATTTTAATATTCCTTCTCAAAATCTTGGACCTGTCGTATTTGATCAAAACGAACTGTCTGAAATGAATAATATTCGTGAAGTATATGATCAATTGACCATTGCACTTGGTCAAGTTGAAATGCAAAAGCGCGAAATAAACAAGAACGAAAAACGAACATTAGAAAGATTGACTGCCATTGAGGCACAAGAAAAATTATTTTTGGACAAGATTGTTGCCAAGTATGGAGAAGGCACTTTTGATGTTAATACAGGCATATTTACTCCAAAACGTTGATATTTGTAAAAATACTATAATACTATAATCCTCCATTAATTTGGAGGATTTTTTATTGTTTCAATTTCTCCGGTCATATTTATATTTGCAACTTTTATACAGGAGTAAAAAATTAATATATGGCAATCGAACAAAATGGAAATTATAGCCCTTCAGAACGTATCGTTTCACCTGGTGTATTCACCAGAGAAATTGATCAATCGTTTCTTGCACAGGGTGTGGCAGCAATCGGCGGCGTGGTAGTCGCCCCGTTCCCAAAAGGACCGGGGTTTTCACCAACCGTAGTTACCAGCGAGGCGGACTTAGCTAATATCTTCGGCGATACCGATGGTACATTGTATGGTCCAATTACTGCACAACAATATATTCGTCAGCAAGGTCAAGTCACCGTCGTTCGCGTCGGTGGATTGTCTGGCTACGAACAGAAAAAAGCATTGTTTGTCACTGCAATTGCTGGACAATATTCTCGTTTTCAAGAGAATTCAATTGTTTCTGGATCGTTGTTGTCCGGTACAATTTATCCAAATTCTGTTGTTAATAGTCAATTTAATATCACAGGAAGCGTAAATGCAACATTTGAAAGTGGATATTATATGAATGAATCAAATGTTATCGGAACACTTCAACTCAGAACGTTTTTAAGTTCATCAACAAATCTTTATGGTGCGGTGACTGGTTCTGACGGATGTTTGGATTATTTCCGCGCAACTGCGTCTATCAATAATACTCCGTTCCTTGTCAGTGGATCGTCTCCTTGGAATAATACAAGACTGTCTGAATTGACAATTTCCAGAGTAAACGGAGCTTGTGATTTTGTTCTGGAAATTTCCGGAATTCTAACTGGTTCATATGGTCCGTTTAATCCAAATGGATTTCAACCGGGCGTTGGTTTGACTGAAGATGGTTGTGAAAGCTCTTCATATGCAACTGGAAGCGACAGCGTTCTTCTTGCAGTTCTTGCCAACACAGCATATGATACAGGACAAAACTTATACGGATTCAGCGGTTCTTTGTTACACACATCGTCCGCAGAATCAATTACTGCTGATTTTTCATTGGACCTGAATACCATTTACACAGATACCGAAGGAAACACCGCAAGTTCATCATATGGAACATATCAGTTCTCGCTTGATGAAAATTCCAACAAGTATATCACAAATGTATTTGGTACAGATCCAGTGGCTGGATACTATCCAGTAGCTGCTCTTCAAAAGAAAGAAGCGGCGTATACATATGTAAACTTCAAACACAAAACAAAGCAAATAATAACCGAAATGTTGGAATCTGGAAGTTGGAAGATTTCTGTTAGTTTCCGCGATGCTATGGATTTCCAAGATGGTATATTACCAGCCGATGGAACATCAACATATGACCTAACAAACGCATATACTCCTTATATTCGTTCGCAGGCAATCGCTGGATATAACACAGCTGACGCGCAGGCTTATGATCTATTCAAGGTTCATACTTTGAGCGATGGTACCACATCAAACTTGATGTATAAAGTTGAAATCAGCAATGTTCGCAGTCCAGGATCAATATCAGGCACAAAGTACGGATCATTTACTCTTGGGTTACGTGGCTATGGAGATACTGATCTAAAACCAAATTATTTAGAACGTTACGATAATTTGAATATTGATCCAGACAGTCCAAACTTTATTGCTCGTCGAATTGGTGATACATACAACTATATAGACTTCAATGGTAAAATAATTGAAAATGGAACTTTTCCACAAAAGAGTAAATATATTCGCGTTGAAACAGCAACATCACCATGGCCAGTCGGTTCAATTCCATTTGGATTTGGTCCATATACATCACCAATCGGTGGAGATTATGCTCGTCTTGGTAAATTAGCAGCAATGCAATATTGTAGTGCATCTGTATATACCCTACAAGTTGGTCGTTATGCATCAGGTGTGGTATTTAATCCAGCACCTGGTCAAGCAGATGCAGAATTAGCGGGATTATATCCAAACGGATCGTCGGTTGGACCTGAACTTGACAACAAGCAATATTTCGCACCAGTTCCACAAGGCGCATCTGTTAATTCAAATGTAGCATTTGATCTGGAAAATGACTGCGGAATATCTCCACTATATGTTGCTTCCCAAGAATCCTTGAATGTTAAGAAACGTCGTTTCATTCTTGGTTTCCAAGGTGGATTTGATGGTCAATCTCCATCAATGCCAATTCTTATCGGAGATGATATTCTTCCAACAAATCAACAAGGACTAGATTGTTCTACATCAACAAGTCGTGGGACTTATGCGTATAGACAAGCTATTTCTGCATTGAGCAATGCCGACGAGTTTGATTTCAATCTCGTGGTTGCACCTGGTATCAATTATGACGATCATTCATACGTCGCAACATCAATCGTTGATGTATGTGAACGCCGTGGTGATGCGTTTTATATCATGGACATTGCACCAAATCAAACAGCTGGTGCGGCTGCTATTCAAAATGTTGTTGATTTGGCCGGTGAATTTGATACAAATTATGCAGCATCGTATTATCCTTGGGTCAAGATCAGCGAATCAAACAGCAACAAGATAATGACAGTTCCTCCGTCGGTTGTTATGATGGGTGTATATGCTTCAAACGACAAGGTAGCGGCTGAATGGTTTGCTCCTGCCGGTCTAAACCGTGGCGGTATTGCAACTGCCATATCGGTGGCTGACAGATTGTCTCACACCGAACGCGATACTCTATATGAAGGTCGCATCAATCCAATTGCTGCGTTTCCAGGACAAGGTGTTGTGGCGTGGGGTCAAAAGACACTGCAACGTCAGCCTTCCGCTTTGGATCGCATCAATGTACGTCGTTTGTTGATTGCATTGAAGAAGTTCATTGCGTCGTCAAGTCGCTATCTGGTGTTTGAACAAAACGTCAGCACGACACGCCAACGTTTCTTGAATATTGTAAATCCATACTTGGAGAGCGTACAACAACGTTCCGGTATCTATTCATTCAAAGTAGTTATGGATGATAGTAACAATACTCCAGATATAGTTGATCGTGGTATATTGTATGGTCAAATATTCATCCAGCCAACACGCACTGCGGAATTCATTGTACTTGATTTCAATGTACTACCAACGGGTGCTACTTTTCCTGGCGCCTAATATAGTATAAAAAATTAAACTCAAAAACCCACCGAAAGGTGGGTTTTTTTATTGATATATTGAGTAGTATTGATATATTTATAAGATATGCATATATTACTGAAGAATATCTTGAAAGAAGCGGTGGCCAAAGAAGATGGTGAAAATCCATTAAAAATTCAATTATACGTAGATATGGACGGAGTTCTCGTTGATTTGGATGGTGGGTTCAAAAAAATAACAACAATGACACCAAAAGAATATTCTAAAAAAAATGGAAAAAATGCTTTTTGGGATGTTGTAGAAAAAAATCCAAATTTTTGGTTGAATCTAGATCCTCTACCAGACGCAAAAATTTTGTGGGACTTTGTAAAAGATAATTTTAAAAATCCGACGCCCATAATACTAAGCGCGGGACAAGGTTCCAATGTTAAAAAACAAAAAGAAGCTTGGATAAGAAAATATATTGATTCAACGGTTGAGGTAAGAATTGCAACCTCTGGTTATTTGAAATCAAACTATGCTACAAAAATTCCGAATGTTATGAATGTGTTGTTGGATGACACCGGTCCCGGTGACGTAGAAGACGGCAGGCCGGATAACATAACAGCATGGGAAAATGTGTCTGGCAACATTGCCATTCATCACACAGACACAGCGAGCAGTATACAAAAAATTAGAGATATACTCTCAATATGAGCAATTTAAAACTGAGATCTATTTTGATAAAAGAACAGTTTCATATCACCGACGTTATGGCTTTAAAAAAATGAAATATCCTTTATATCGCAATAATCTTTGTCCAAAACTTTGGAACATCAATGAAGATGGTGCCAAACTTGATGATATAGTGCGCAAAGGATTATTAAAAATCGCGCAAGATTTTGTGGCCAATCTCAAGAAAGAAAATAATATACATATAAAAATATATGATATTGTTGTCATTGGCAGCATCACCAATTATAATTGGACAGATTATAGTGACATTGACTTGCATGTTGTCACAGATTTTAAAGATTTAGATATGACAGCAGATGATGCTCAAACATTATTTGATGCTATAAAAGTGGGTTGGAACAACAAACATAATATTACCATGAAAGGTCATGATGTTGAAATATATGTTCAAGACACAGCACATGTACCTACTTCAGCCAGTTCATATAGTGTATATAAAAATGATTGGATTCAAGAACCTGTTAAAGAAAGTCCAACTTTCAACAAAGAACTTATAAAAAAGAAGTATAAAGAATACAAAAAGAAGATAACAACACTATTGTCAAAACATGATGAAACTGCTCTAAAGAGTCTGTTGGACAAGCTTTATAAGTATCGTCAATCTGGTTTGGATAGTGGCGGCGAATTGAGTGAAGAAAATATAGTATTCAAGATTATTCGTGCTCATGGATATTTGGATAAAATCAAAGACAATATAGCCAAGAACTATGATAAAAAGATGAGCGTGAATGAATTAGAGAAAATTGACGACGGTATATCTTCGCCGGATGGAAAATCTGTGACTTGGATGGCCGACGAAGATGAGGGTGAATTTGGATTGGTTCCTACCGACGACGATGATGCACGTAAATTTTTTACAGTACATGGAATGAAAGTTTACGCTGCATTCAGGGTCATGCCAAAAGCAGTGCAGGCGATGAAAGACGCCGGCGACGATGATTATATGGAAACTGCTCTTGTAAATTTGCGCCATGCAGTCAAGCACCCAGAGCACGGTGCTGGCAGCAAATCGATTGTAAGAAATTTGGTTAAAATATCCGTCGAAAGATTGTTCAACTCCGAAGTGTATGATGCATCAAAGATAAGTGTAATCATTCCTTTTGGATCAAAAAGCAAATTAAATTACGTCGTTGCAAATGAAGTTAAACGATATGTTCCAAATGCAGTGGTATTGGAAGGATTTTTGAAAAAAGACAAATGGAAAAACGTACAATTGTCACCCGTATTTTGGCATCAGTACAAACGAGCCAAGAGCCTAAAAAAAGATCTGTCATATTTTGAATATGTCATTCGAGATTTAGAGTCTAAGAAAAAAAATCACGGAGAAGAAGAATTTGAAATCAAAAAAGTCGGTGCTACCAATAGAATGTATTATAGCATGTTTTACACTGTTGCGGAAGGGTACTCTATTGACTTGATCAAGAAAATAAAAGGAGCAAATGTATTGCTGATTGACGATACTTTGGAAGCCGGTGCCACATTAAAGGATGCATATAGAGCAGTTAGTGGGTTTGGTCCTTCCGATGTTCTGACTTATATTTTCTTATTTGGTAGATATGCAACCGTTCCAAAGGCTGTAAAAGAAATTGCCATGAACAACGATGGGTATGAACGAGAAATTGAAAACGCGGCAAAACAAATATTATCGTATGCAATTGAGTTTGGTATATATCCAGACATAAACCCTTATATTGAAGATATATCATCGAGATACAAAAAAGATGATGATGCTGTGTATAGCGATATAGCAAGAATAGCTTCTAAACTTTCAAAGTAAGAAATAAAAAAGCCCCGATTTCTCGGGGCTTCTTTTTTAAGTGAATTATTGCTTCACGAACTTATTGCTTCTTTTTACCAGCGGCAGGAGGCGGCAACTTTGCTGCATCTTCTGGTGTAATCTTTGCTCGTTCTTCTTTGTCCAATTTACCATCCTTGTTTGTGTCATACTTTGCGACGATTGCTTTTTGCTCATCAGTCAGCGGCGGGCGTTCTTTCTTTTCTGCGGCTACAACTGACAATACTGATGCTAGTGCTAATAGGATATACTTTTTCATATTTTTCTTTTGTTGCATCAACCGTTATTAGTTGACAATATTTATTGTTATACATTTGATTGGTATAGTCAATACTATTTGTACTATATTAAATTATTCTTTCCATTCTCCAATTCGTTTCAATTCTTTTTCAATTAAAAACCAATCGTCGTTTCCTGAAAATCCCGCCTTGTCATCTAAAATTACATTGGCATAAAACTTTTTGCTAAAGTCACACAATGCATCATTTGGACATTCTGGATTGCAATTTACATGTTTGAAATATACATTATGTTTTTCAAGATTATCCAATACTTTACTGGCAGGTAAGACATGACTACTTGTCCATAATATCAAAGATATATCTTCACGCTTGCTCCATTGCTGCAACACTTTTACTGCATTGGGCATATAATCCGCACCATCATTATTTAGATTATATTTGGCTTCTAATATAACATCATGCACATCTACAGCAATAAAGATTTTATTCCAACGACGCTTGGCTTTTTCTGTAAAAGATCTTTCTATATTGAATATAGTCATAATTGCACAATGAACACCGTTTATTAATATGTCAACACCATTCATAAAATTCCCAACATTATCTTATTATAAGATTAAATAATTTTGATAATAATTAAACTATTTTATATTTTATTGTATATTTATAATCAAAGAACAAACAATTAAACACCCAATATTATGGCAGAACTAATAGACCAAAATCAAATTTTCTTTACAGCATTTGAGCCAAAAGTGGCCAATCGTTTCATAATGAATATCGACGGTATACCCGCGTATACTATAAAAGCAGCCGGTCGTCCCAATATCAACGTTGGTGTTATAACAATGGATCATATCAATTTGAAGCGCAAGTTGAAAGGCAAGAGTGAATGGCAGGACATTAATATCACTTTGTATGATCCAATCGTTCCGTCTGCTGCTCAAGCATGCATGGAATGGGTGCGTCTGGCACATGAATCTGTCACTGGTCGCAACGGGTATGCCGACATGTACAAGAAGGACGTACAAATTCAAGTTCTTGGTCCTGTTGGAGAT